GAGGCGTGCGACGTCCGCGACACCGAAACGCTCCTCACCGTCGCGGACGTCGCACGCCTCCGAGGTGTCACCCCCGGCACCGTCCGCTCCTGGGTCAACCGCGGCAAGCTCACCCCCGCCACCCGCGACGACGACGGCCGCAACGTGTTCCACCCCACCGCCGTCGCAGCCCTCGACACCCCCACCGCAACACCCCCCGCCACGCCGTCGCAGATGGAAGGCGGCTACGCATGACCACCGACCAGGGGGCCGACGAGCGCCGCGTCGCGCACCAGCTGCGCCGCCTCGGCGTCGGCCCGGACGCCACCCAGCCGCCGGTCATCCCGCCCATGCCTGCCTACGCCCCGACCGTGCCCGACGCGATCGGCGCCACGGACTGGGTGGACCAGATCCTCGCCGCGTCCCGCGCCGACCGCCAGCCCACCACCGCGTCCGTACCGGCGAAACCCGCGCCCCCGGCCCCGGCGCCCGCCGCTCCGTCGCCCGACGAGGACGGCCAAGAGCCGGAGCAGCCCAGCGACGAACCGCAGGACGAGGAGGACGAGGAGCCTGCGGCCCAGGCCGCCGACGGCGACGCACAGCCGCAGGCCACGGAGCCGTTGTCGGTGGTGGTGGAGATCCGCGAGGGCGCGGACGAGGCCGCCGCCGAGCTGATCGCCGATCAGGAGCAGCGCCGCCGGATCGCCAACGTCGCGTACAACGGCGCCGCGGCGGGGGTCGGCTGGTGGACGGGGGCGCTGCCCTGGGCCACGGGGCGCATCGCGCACTACGGCGCCGCCGACCCCCGCAACGGTGTCGTCATCGGGCTCGGGCTGATCGCCGTCTGCCTGGTCATCGAGTGGCGCACCCACCACTGGCGCCGGCCCGGCCGCCCGGCGCTGGCCTGGCTGTTCGGCTGGCTCGCCCGCGTCCCGCTGGCCACCGCCGCCCTCGCGCTCGCCCTGTACGACGCGCCCCTCCACTGACAGAAGGACAGAAACGGATCATGAGCACCACCACGCTGGCCGCCGACGGCGGCGCGACGTTCCTCGGGGGACTCGGTACCGGCGGTCTGGCTCTCGTCCTGACCGTCCTGCTGGTCCTCGGCACCCGCAGCAGCAGCGAACACACGTTCAGCAAGGGGATGGCGCTGTTCGTCGGACTCGCCGCCGGGATCGTCTGGGCCGGGGCCGGCCAGGTCTGGGGCATGCCCAACGACCTTGTTCTCAGCGGCCTCGCCTCCGCAGGCGTCGGCACCAACGGCCCCCTCGGAACGGTCGGGTTCCCCGCGATCGCGATCGTCCTGGTCGTCATCGTCTACATGATGAAGCTGAAGCCCCGCGCCTCCGGCGTGACCGGCGTCCTGATGGCCACTGTGTTCGCGGCCGCGGGCGGCGGCTGGGCTATGGTCGCCGGCACCGTCGGCTCCTTCTTCGTCGGACTCGCCGCATGACGCCCCGCACCCGCCTCCGACGCGCCAGCGCCCGGACCGGCGAGGCCCTACGGGCCGCCCGCGCCGAAGGCGGAGCCCCGCTGCGGGAGCAGGCAGCCACGTTCCACGCGCTCGCCACCGGCACCCGCACCCTCCTGACCTGGCCCTGGCGGTGGGCCATGCAGGGCGAGGGCATGGACAAGGTCTGGCGCGGCCTCGGCGCCCTATGGTTCCTCGCCGCCGGCGGATGGATCGTCCTTCACGCCCTGTGGCTGCTCCCCGTGCTGCTCCTGATCTGGGCCGTCGCGGCCCTCCGCGCGGCCCTCCCCAAGGAGAGCGACAGCGAGGACGAAGCGCCGTCCGCCGGTGGCAGCACGGCATCCCCGGAGTGCACCGCCGACGACGTCCAGGAGGCCCCGGCCGGGCAGCGTCCGGCGCCCGCCGGTGACGAGTTCGTCCTCGACCTGGCGCAGCTGATCGGCACCCGTAACGGGGTCCTCCTGCGGACCGTCGCCGAGCACTGGCATCAGGCCGACGTCGACCCCGCGTACGGCATCCCCGACGTGCGCGCCCAGTGCGCCGCTCTGGGCATCCCCATCAGGCCCACCCTCAAGACCCCCTGGGGAGTCTCTCCGGGGGTCCACCGGGACGACTTCCGGGCCGCGCTCCAGGCCCTCGCCAGCACCCCGCCCGAGCCCTCTCCCGAGGCCGAGCTGAGCCCCTCTCTTGAGACCGGTAGTCGCACCGGGTAGTTCCAGTCTGACCTGCGAAAACTACCTGTCAACTACCCACGGGCTACCGGCCCGACTACCCCTCTCCGCGCCGCTTTCCGCACCTCTTCCGAAAGGGGTCACCTGTGCCCTACATCTATCGCTGCGAGCAGTGCCGCAGCACCTCCGAACCCGTCGCGACCCGGCGCGCCGCCCGCAGCGAACGCCGCTGGCACCGCGCCCGCGAACACGGCGGCATGATCCCCGACGGCGAGTCCATCGCCCCCGACGACCACAACGCCCTGGACACCGGCGGGCTGCTCCTCGCGATCCTCATCGGCTGCCTCATCGTCGCCGCCCTCACCCGCATCACGGCCTGACGGCTGCCCGATCCGCCCGAGTGAGGCAGCCCGCACCGGACACACCAGAGAGCCCCGACCTGGTCGTCACCGAGACCGACGACAACCGCTGACCCCCTCACCAGGAGACCCCGATGAGCACCTACACCGAGGCATTGGCCGCCGCCCGCACGGTGGGCGCCGCACACGCCCGCGACGAGCAGGAGATGGCCCTGTTCTGCGCCGGACCCCTCCAGACCCTCGCCGGAGCCGTATCCCCCCAGCTCGTATGGGAGGGCGCCCAGCGCCGCGGCCTCACCACCCAGGACCTGGCCGCCCTCTGCGCCCGGGACAAGGCCGCCGTCGCCGACCTCCAGTGGTAACCCGCCGCACCCGCTGACCCCCGGGACGGCCGTCACGCCGGCAAGCAGACCGGCCGCCCCGGGCCCCCATCAGGAGACAGGACCCGCATCATGGCACCACTTCGCAAGGACATGCCCACCCGCGACCCCGACTGGGCCGCGAAGAACCCCGGCCACGAGACCACGTACGGCGCCAGCCGAGGCGGCTGGGTCAAACCCCCGAAAACCCCCACGCCGCCCGCCCCCAAGACGGGACGATAGGCACATGCCTACCCGACGCACGTCGCGCGAGCGGCCCGAGCGGACCACCCTGCCCGGCATCGCGGACATCCGAATCACTGCCGATGCCCCCACCACCGCCGCCGTCCTGGCCGTACTCCGGCAAGAGTTCACGATCACCGACCCGCGCGGCGGCTACACGGGCGGACGCACCTACCTCCAGGCCGACGTGGGCAACCCGGCACCCGACGACGAGGAGAGCTGAGATGTACGACGACGACGGTTACGACGACGACCCGTACGACGACCCGAACGCGGACTGCGGGGAGTGCGGGGCCGGCGGGCGCACCGACCCCTACGGCACATGCGTCTGCGAGACAGCGTGAGCGCTACCGACACCGAGGCCAGGCTCCGCGCCGTTGCGCGGGGCCTGGCCCTGTTCCCGATCCCCGCCGGAGCGCGGGTTCCCGAGCCAGGGTGGCAGCACCTTGCCACTCTGAACCCGGCTGAACTGCCCGAACTCCTCAGTGCCGCCTGCAACATCGGCATCGGCTGCCGGGCCTCCCATGCCGTCGTCCTGGATCTCGACGTCCACGGCGGCGAGGATGTCCTCGGGACGCTCGCCTCCCTGGCCGACCAGCTCGGGGAGACGCTGCCCGGCACCTTCACCGTGGCCACCCCGTCCGGCGGCCGTCACCTGTACTTCCGGGCGCCCATGGGCTGCACCATCGGCAGCGTGTCGGGCGGGCGTACGGCGCTCGGGCCCGGGATCGACGTCCGAGGCCCCGGCCGCCGCAGCGGCGGGTACCTCGTCGGACCCGGTTCAATCGTGGGCGGCCTGCCGTATCTGATCGTCCAGGACGCACCCGTGGCGCCCCTGCCCGACTGGATCGCCGACCGGCTCGCCAGCTCGTAAGCGCTGCTGGACACCCGAGCCCCCACCATCACCCGACGGTGGGGACTCACCCATACCCGCCCGTAGCGCCCGCAGCTGCGCCACCATGGGCCCATAGCAGACACCTACTCCTGCGCGGCCGCTGCTGTCCGCTACGACCCCACCCCGTGCGACGGAGACCCCATGGGCCTCGTACTCCGTTACCAGCCCGAGGACTTCGGCGGCACGGCGGGCTGCTCCCACCACACCACGCTGCTCCAGGTCATCCACCCCGGCAGCGCCATCGTGCCCATCCAGGAGTCCATCGAGACGATGAACACGTTCAACGGCCATCCCGACCTGGTCGCCCTGGACGAGGACCACGACACGAGAGACTGACCCCATGACGCTCCCGAGCACCGCCAACCTGCGCGCCGCAAGCACTGGGCTACTCCTCGCACCCCTGACAGCCGCCGCGACCACGGCGCTGGCCGACGCCGTACAGCACAGTCGCTACCTGTACCACGCGCGCGCCCTCCAGGTACCCGAGACCGTCGCCGAGCAGATCCTCGACGCCACGATCACCGCAGCACCCGACCGGACCCACGACGAGCTGTACACCGACGCACGCAGCATGATGATCACCCACGCCATGGGGCCGCGGCCCGAGATGGACTGGACGAAGCTGACCAGCGGCCTGAGCTGAGTGAACGACCAGGCCTCGCACGAGCGGTGACATCCGGTGTTTGTACGGAGGTTCGTTGGTACCAGCGCGTCAAGGTCATTTGGCTCCGACAGGCGTTCGGCCTCCGGGCTTGTCCTGGGCTGCTGCACAGGCGCAGCCAGCGAGAAGAGGCCGTCTGTGCCTCGGGTGAACGGTCGTCCGCCGGTTCGAGAGTGGTACCAAAAGATCTTGACGCGGTGGTCCCCACGGAAGTGCTTACAGACAATCCGGTCATCCCCGGGCGTAGCGTGACGCAACCGGCAGTGCGGCGGTGATCGCACGACCCCCGCGCGCGAGCATCTTCCCGCCGCTGCGCCGCCGCCCGTACGGCCTCGCCGACCCCCCGGCGGGGCCGTACTCGTGTTACCTCGCATGGCAGCCGGTGGGCGTTTCCCCTTTTCAGGGACGCCTGTACGTGAGAACGACATACTGGCTCGATGTCACTCAACTTCAGCAAAGGCGCCGTTCCCGCACAGGCACCCCGTGCGTTCAAGGGCTACGTCGCCACCGTGACAGTCCACCAGGACCGAGCCGAGATCAAGCGCAAGCTCATGGGCAAGATCACGGGCAACAAGGACGCGGTGATTCCCCTCGCCTCCGTCATCAAGGTCCTCTCGAAAGAGCCCACCCGGCTCGTCAACGGCTACGTGCAACTGGCCACCGAAGACGACCGTGGGCTCCTCGTCATCGCCACGACCGAAGCCGAACGCTCGATCGCCGGCAACCCCCGCACCATCCTGTTCACCTGGAACCAGCGCGAGACGTACACCGCGTACCTCGCCGCCGCGACGGCCGCCGTGCAGGCGCAGGGCGGCAACCCCTTCGGGTGACGCAGCACGAAGACGCTCCAGCCCGGCAGGGCCACCGCCCCGTGCCCGCCTCCGCGGTGACTCGACGGATACACGGCCCCGTCGGCATGATGTCGCCATGGCTCTGAAATCCGTCGAACACGCCGCTGCGCCGAAGCACTTGCTGACCCTGGACGAGGTAGCCGCGTGGGTCCAGGACGCGATGCGCTCCGGTGCGTCGGGAACGGAGACGGTTGCCGCGCGGGTGAGCTTCGGCGGGAAGCTCCAGAAGATCGGCATCGTCATCGACACGGCCACCGGCGCTGAGGCAACCCCTCCCACTATGTAACGGAAGCGACACACAGTGAACACTCTGTGCGCGCGATGTGTGGAGATATGCGCATCATGGGCCCCGCCACATCCGTTCTTGGGGGGACCATGCGCACCATCACCACGGCGGCAGTCGCCTGCGCCGCACTGCTCGCACTCACCGGCTGCGACCCGGAAGAAGCCGCGAAGGAGTCCGCCGGCGAGACGTCCACCGCCGACTCCAAGGAGAACTCCAAGCCCGCCACGACACCGACGCCCGACGCGAGCAAGAGTGCCGCGCCGGACGACGAGGAGGAGCCGACCGTGAGCCTCGGCGGCAGCATCAGCCAGTGGGCCACCGCCATGGCTGGCCACGGCGTCACCTGGGAGAAGGAGGGCGCCAAGAAGACGATCAGCGGGCTGCCCCCGATGCTCACCTGGGTCGGCGAGCACAAGGGGGCCACGTTCAGCTCCCCGTCGTTCACCGCCGAAGCCACGACCGATACCCGCCGAGGCATCCTCAGCCTCTCCTGCAACACCGCCGGCATCCCCAAGGGCGAGCAGATCTCGCTGTTCAGCGACTGCATCACAGCTGCCGGACTCGACGGCGTCGACACCGCCAAGGTCACCAGCTGGGTCAAGGACAAGCTGCCAGCGATGCTGAACAAGGACGGCATCCAGGTCGAGGACCTCGACCTGGACACGGCCTCGATCCGTATGGACACGGCCGGGAACACCGCCGCCATCAGCATCGAACAGTAGGCCCGGCCCGTCACAGACAAGAGCAACTTGACTTTCTGTCACCACCGATCACATACTCCTCGCAAGTCCGCCATGCCCGGACGCAGAACGTGACAGACAAGGCCCCACCGGTATCCGGTCGGGGCCTTCGTCATTCCCGCCGCCCCACTCGACCTGGAGGCGCCATGCCCCGCGCGAGACTTCCCGTGACCCGACTCTCCGACGCCGGCGTCGCGGACCCCGTCGAGACCGACGGTGATCCGGTCAACGGCCACAGCATGGCCAACACCGGCAAGACCGTGCTGCGAGTCCGCAACGACAGCACCGACACCCTCACCCTGACGCTGGTCACCCCGATCACCGTCGGCGGCAAAGCCGTTGAGGACACCGACGCCGAGATCCCGGCCGGGACCACCCGCACATTCGGCTCCCTGCCCCCCGCCCTCTACGGCACCAGCCTGGCCATCAACGCCGGCGCCGACCTCAAGCTGCTCGCCTTCGAACCGTGACTCAGCCTCAGCCGGGGGACCACTGGACCGAGGGAGCCTCGTCCCGGCGAACCGCACCCCGGCCCACCGGCTGGAAGACGATCCGCGCCGAGGTCCTGGCCCGCGACGGACACCAGTGCACATGGATCGAGGACGGCGAGCGCTGCGCCGAGGAGGGCACCGACGCCGACCACATCGGCGCCCCGGACGATCACAGCACCGGCAACCTGCGCACGCTGTGCGGCTACCACCACCGCAAGCGCACCGCGCTCCAGGCCAACCAGGCGCGCGGACCGCTGCCCAGCCGCCAGCGCCCCGCGCCCCGGCACCCAGGACTGATCGAGACCAGCAGCGTCACAGGCCAGGACAGCACCACACCCTCGTCCCCGCACCAACGACGTCGGCCGAACCCTTCACGCCCGGCACACCCGGGCACCCCCGACGACCCGCCGCCCTTCTGACCCGGTCGGCCCCGGGCGCGACCCGGGATTCGGAGTCCGGGGGCCCGGCTGAGGTGGCGGGTACCCCCGGCCCCCCGCCCCTGTGGCCCACGGAGCGGCATAGCGCCTCGCGGTGTGTACGGGTTCCGCGCTCCGGGCCCGGCCCGGACCGCGGCGGGGCCGCCAGCGGCGCGCGGGCAGGGTGCCGGGGTGATCCGACCCCCTGTCCGGCAGATCGCCACACAGGGCCACACCCCACACGGTCGTGGATATCATCGCAGTTCAGAGCCCTATTACGTTACGGGCAGGGTAGACTGGTGGCATGATCCGGACGACGTGCGAGTACTGCGACGCAGAGCTGAGGAGGGCCGGCCTCGGCCGCCCGCAACGCTTCTGCAGCGGGCGCTGCCGGGTCGCCGCGCACCGCAAAAAGCGCGCCGGAGAGGCGGTTCCGGCCGAGATCCGGGGCCAGAAGCGGTGGATCAGGCACGGTGCGGACAAGACGCCGCTGCGGGCCGACACGGGCCGCGCCGCCTCCTCGACCGACCCGCGGACCTGGACCGACCACGGCACCGCGGCCCGCTCACCCCACGGCGCGGGACTGGGCTTCGTCCTGAACGGCGACGGCATCGTCTGCGTCGACCTGGACCACTGCCTCACCGCCGACGGACAGCTCGCACCCTGGGCCGCGGCCATCCTGAATGCCTGCCCGCCCACCTACACCGAGGTCTCCCCGAGCGGCACCGGCCTGCACCTGTGGGGCCACGGGCACGTCGTACGCGGCCGCCGGATCCGCCGCGAGGACGGCGCGCACATCGAGGTCTACGGCACCGGCCGCTACATCGCGCTCGGCCGCCGCTACGGCCAGGCGCCCGCCGAACTCGCCGACATCTCCGAGGTCATCACCTCCCTGACAACGTGAGGACGGACCGATGAGTCACCTGTTCAACGCGGCCGGCCTGCGCCAGCTCGCGGACGCACTGGAGCAGTTCAGTGCGGCGACGACCACGACGGGCGTGCGGATCGACCGGTACTCCACCGCCGGAGTGACCGTGTGCGGTCACGTCATCGACATGGACTGGCGGCCCGCCACGGACGATGCACCCGGCGAGTACGCCGTGAGGTGGCCGGACGACCCCGGTTACTGAACCGGGGCCGGGAGGGGGTGAGGCGCCGTGCCCGGACCGCTGCCCTCCGAGGACCGACGCCGGCGCAACGCCCCCACGATCCCCACCACCAAACTCCCGGTCTCCGGCCGCACCGAGCCCGCGCCGCGGGTCCCGGCCTGGGTGAAGCTCGGCAAGGCCGGCCGGGCCTGGTGGAAGTGGGCCTGGGCCACCCCGCAGGCGTGCGCCTGGGCGCCGGGACACGAGTCGATGCTCGCCCGCCGCGCCGCCCTCGAAGACGACCTCGCCGCCCTCGCCACGGTGGACTCCCTGGACGCGACGGAGCTGCTGTCCGCCCTGGACGACGATGAGTTTCGTACGGTCCGCGACCTCGTCGGCCGCCTGGCCGCACTCGCCACCGGGCGCCTCGCGATCTTCCGGGAGATGCGCGAGCTGGACGACCGGCTCGGCCTCACCCCCAAGGGCATGGCCGCGCTGCGCTGGACGATCGTGCCCGATCCCGTTCAGCAGGACGCCGGCGCCGGGGCTGACGGCGTGACCGATCTGACCTCACGCCGGAGGAAGCTGACCGATGCCTCGTGAACTCGTACGGGCGCCTGCCCATGACCGGGCGCGGTCCCTCGGTGTGGTCCTGGCGTGGGTCGAGTGGTTCTGTGTCCACGGTCCGGGCGACGTCCAGGGCCGCGGACTGCACGCACGCCACGGGGCGGACGCGCTGCCCCTGGACGACGAGTTCGCCGGCCTGATCCTGGACTGCTACGCGCACGACGAGACCGGGCGGCGCCTGTATGACACGGTGGCCATCTCCCGGGGCAAGGGCCGCGCGAAGTCGGAGCTGGCGGGGTTCATCTCGCTGGCTGAGGCGTTCGCGCCGACGCGTTTCCGCGGGTGGGCGAAGGGGGGCGAGCGGTACCGGTGGAAGGATTTCGTCTACGAGTACGAGCCGGGCGAGCCCATGGGCCGCCCGGTGACGTATCCGTTCATCCGGTGCCTGGCCACCGAGGAGTCCCAGGCCGGGAACACCTACGACAACATCAACTACAACCTGGAGCACGGCCCGCTCTCCGAGGACCTTCCCTCGGGCGCGGCCGGGCTGACCCGCGTCATCCTGCCGGGTGGCGGCGAGGTGCGGCCCTCCACCGCCGCGGCGGCCTCCCGGGACGGCGGCAAGGAATCCCTGGCCGTTTTCGATGAGCCGCACCTGTACGTGGTCCCTGAGCTGCGGCAGATGTACCGCACCGTGGACCGGAACCTGCGCAAGCGGCCGAAGTCGACCGGCTGGGCGCTGCTGACGTCCACGATGTACCAGCCCGGCGAGAACAGTGTCCTGGAGAAGATCCACGAGCGGGCCCGGCTGATCGCGGAGGGCAAGACCCGCGAGTCACGTCTGCTCTGGGACCACCGGGAGGCGCCGGCGGACGTCGACATGACGGACCTGGACGCGGTGGTGGGCGCGCTGCGGGAGGTGTACGGGCCGTTCGGCGACGTGCTGGACCTGCGCGGGATCGTGGAGTCGGAGTTCTGGAACGTGGAGAAAGACCCGGAGGAGTCGCGTCGGTACTTCTTCAACCAGCCGACCGCGGCCCGCGACGCGTGGACGACGCATCCGGACTGGGCCGCGTGCGCACGGCCCGACGTCACCGTCGCCCTGGACGAGCCGATCGTCATGTTCTTCGACGGATCGACCAGCGACGACGCGACCGGCCTGGTGGGCTGCCGCGTGAGCGACGGGCATGTGTTCGTCCTCGGGTGCTGGGAGAAGCCGCGCGGACCACAAGGTGAGCACTGGCGCGTGGACCGCGCGGACGTCGACCGGGTCGTCCGCCAGACCTTCGAAGAGCGGACCGTGCTCGCGTTCTTCGGCGACGTCAAGGACTTCGAGTCCTACATCGACGCGTGGGGCGCGGACTTCGGTGAACAGCTGCTCATCCAGGCCACCATCGGCCGGTCCGCCCACGCCGTGGCTTGGGACATGCGCGGCCACGGCCGCGACTTCACCGAGGGCTGTGACCGCATGCTCATCGACATCGGCGAACGCGAGTTGACGCACGACGGTGATCCCAGACTGCGGCGCCATGTCCTCAACGCCCGTCGGCGCCCGACCCGTTATGGAACATCGATCGCCAAGGAGGGCCGGGAATCGCCGAAGAAGATCGACCTGGCGGTGTGCGCGGTCGGCGCGCGCCTCGCCCGTCGGATGCTTCTGGCCTCTCCGGCCTGGGCGAAACGCAAGCAGGCACCGAAGAAGCGCCCCGGGCGCGTCGTGGCATGGGGGTGAGTCGGTGACGGTCGAGAAAGCCCTCGGGAACGCTGCCCGCCTCCTGGAGGCTGCGGAGCTGGAGACGAACCTGGCGCTGATGGAGCGCCTGGAAGGTCTGGCCGATTCGTGGATCAGCATGGCCGGGCTGATCAGCCACCGGGAGGAGCACGCGTGATGGCCAAGCATCCGGAGGCGATGGACAGCGCGACTCTGACGACGGCGGTGCAGTGGCTGCTGGCCGGGCGGCGCGCCGAGGCGGGCCGGCTCAACGAGATCCACGCCTACCTGAAGAACCGGGTCGTGGACATCTACGTGCCGCAGTCGGCGACCGCCGAGTACCGCAAGCTGGTCGACCAGGCGAGGTTCAACGTCCTGCCCCTCTTGGTGAGCAGCGTGGCGCAGGGCCTGTTCGTGGACGGCTACCGGCCGGCCCGGCAGTCCAAGAACAGTCCGGTGTGGGATGCGGTGTGGCAGCCCAACCGGATGGATGCCCGCCAGGCCGGCCTGTACCGGGCCTCGCTCGGGTACGGCGTGTCCTACGCCACGGTGCTCCCCGGGATGCTCGGCGGGAAGAAGACGCCGGTGATCACTCCGTGGTCGCCGCGTCGGATGACCGCGCTGTATGCCGATCCGATCCATGACGAGTGGCCCCGCTACGCGATCTCGGTGGGCATCCCCCGCCCGAAGATCGAGACCAACGCGCCGGAGATGGTCACCGAGATCACCGTCTACGACGACCAGCACACCTACACGGCGGAAGTGCCCGCCTCGGTGGTGACGCCGGAGGCCAGCGGGCAGCGCACGGACCCGTTGCCGTTCGAGGGCCTGGCCCTGGACACCCGCACGGTGCTGGTCCGCCGGCACGGGCTCGGGGTGTGCCCGGTCGTGCGCTACCTGGAGTCCTACGACGACCTGGACGACGGGCCGCAGGGCATCGTCTACCCGATGCTCCCGGCGCAGCGGCAGCTGAATCAGGCGACTTTCAGTCTGCTGATGACGCAGCAGGTCGCCGCGTTCCGGCAGCGGTGGGTGACCGGTATGGCGATCGCCGAGGACGACGACGGGAACCCGGTCGAGCCGTGGAACGCCGCGGTGAACCGGGTCTGGCAAAGCGATTCTCCGGATACGAAGTTCGGGGACTTCGCCGAGTCGAACCTGTCCGGCTATCTGGACTCGCGGGACAAGACGCTGCTGTACGTGTCCAGCGTGCGGCAGATCCCGCCGCACAAGTTGGTCATCGGCAACAGCGTCTCCAATGTTTCGGCGGAGGCGCTGGCGGCGCTGAACGACGGTCACCAGCTTGACATCGGCGAGCACAAGGTCAGCTTCGGGGAGAGTCACGAGCAGCTGCTGCGGCTGGCCGGTCTGGCGATGGGTGACATGGCGACGTGGGAGGACCAGTCGGCGCAGGTGGTGTGGCGCGACACCACCCCGCGTTCGCTCGCTCAGGTTGCCGACGCGCTCGGCAAGATCGCCACGCAGCTCGGGGTGCCGGCGCGGGCGCTGTGGGAGAAGATCCCGGGCACCACCGACCAGGACATCTCACGGTGGCTGGAGATGGCCGACGACCAGGACGTCATGAAGCGGCTGGGGGAGATGCTCGCCGACGACGGACCCGCCGGGGCGCCGGCCGAGGAGGTGCCCGATGGCGGTATCGGAGGCCGCTCAGGCGGCGGCGGAGGTGTTGACGAGCCGGTTGCAGGCTGAAGTGTCGCGGGTGGCGACGCTGCTGGCGATCCGGATCCGCAAGGCGGCGACGCAGGCCGATCTCGCGGACATCGACGCGTGGTGGGCCCGGGTCTCCCCGCAGATCCGCCAGGAGATCCAGCTCGGGCAGTCCGCGACCGCGTTCCTGACCCGCCGCTACCTGCGCGAGCACGCCGCCCTGCAGGGCGTGGACCTCTCCCCGGTCATCGTGAGCCTGCCGTCTGACCAGATCGACATCTCGCTGCGGGTCAGTGGCCCGGTGGCGTTCAAGGACGGCATGACCCAGACGGGCAGCGAGGTGGCCGCGGCCCGGTCCATGAGCAGAGAGCTGGAAGGCACCGTCGCGCGGCTGACACTGGCCGGGGGCCGGCAGACGACGATGCAGACGTTCCGGGCCCGCCCGGCGGTCATGGGCTGGCGGCGCGTCATCCGCGGCAAGGGCTGCCCGTTCTGCTTGATGCTGCGCGGCCGCGGCGTCGTCTACTCCAAGGGGACCGTGAACTTCCGGACCCACAACCACTGCCGGTGCACTGCCGAGCTGGTGTACCGGCGCGCTGCTGAGCCGCCGGACGTGCGCCGTCTGCAGCAGCAGTGGCAGGAGGCCACCGCCGGGACCTCCGGCACGGAGGCAATCGCGGCCTGGCGCTCCTACGTCCGTGAGAACAACCTCTGACTTCCCCCGGCCTGCCCGGGGGTTCGCGGGACCGAGCCGCACGGCACGGACCGCACCCATCCCTTTATCCGACTGCCCCGGTGCCGCACGGCCGGCGGGGCTATCCCGCATGGGAGAACCACACATGGCAACACCCGTACCGGTTCCGCCGCCTGCACAGGCGCCGGACCCGTCCCAGACCCCGCCCACCCCGCAGGTGCCGCCACCGGTGCCGGCAGACCCGGGCCCCGTTCCGCCCGTCCCGGCTGTTCCGCCCGCCGCGCAGCCCGCGGCGCCGGAACCGACGGACTGGAAGGCGGAGGCACGCAAGTGGGAGGTGCGCGCGAAGGAGAACAGCACGGCCGCCGCACGGCTCGCCGAGCTGGAGGACGCGAACAAGACCGAGGCCCAGCGCCTGGCCGAGCGCGCGGCGGCGGCCGAACAGAGCGCCACGGCCGCGCAGGCGGAGGCGCTGCGGTGGCGGATCGCCGCGCGCGCCGGCATCTCTGACCAGGATGCCGAGATCTTCCTGACCGGCACGAGCGAAGAGGCACTGACGCGGCAGGCCGAGCGCCTGGTCGCGTTGCGCACCCCGGCGCCCGCAGCGCAGGACACCACGCCGCAGCCGCAGTCGCATGCGCCGGTGGAGGCGCTGCGGCCCGGCGCGCTGCCCAACCCTCCGGAACCGACGCTGCCCGAGCAGATCACCGCGGCGGAGCAGGCCGGCGACTGGACCAAGGCGCGGCGCCTGAAGTCGGCGCAGCTGCTGGGCCTGATGAACCCGAACACCTAGAGCGGCAGGGCGTTGTCCCTGCCCGCATATGGAGGTAACTGATGCCTGGCATCACAGGGCAGGGGACAACGTTCAACCTGCCGAACTACGTTGGTGAACTGTTCTCCGAGTCGCCCCAGGACACTCCGTTCCTGTCCGCGATCGGCGGGCTGACCGGCGGCGAGGCCGTCAACAGCACGCTGTTCCAGTGGCAGGGCTACGACCTGCGGGACGCCTCCGATGTCCGCCAGCGCACCGAAGGCGCGCCCGCGCCCAGCGGGGAGGAGCGCGCCCGGTTCAACGTGTACAACGTGGCGGAGATCCACCAGGAGGCCATCGAGCTGTCGTACACGAAGCTCGCGGCGACCGGCCAGTACGCGTCGACCGGCTCGGCGCACCCCGGCGCGGTGGGGATCGACGGCGTGAATCCGGTGTCGGACGAGTCGGACTGGCAGATCCGCCAGGCCCTCATCCAGATGGCGCGGGACATCGAGCAGACGTTCATCACGGGTACGTTCGCGCAGCCCACGACGAACGCGCAGCCGCGGCGTACGAGGGGCATCCTCCAGGCCATCGCCACGAACGTCATCGATGCGGCGGGTGAGCCGCTGGACCACGACATGGTCATCGACCTGCTGCAGATGGTGTGGGAGGCCGGCGGTATCCAGCAGTCCGGCACGGCGACGCTGATGTGCAACGGCTACCAGAAGCGCATGCTGACGAAGATCTTCGTCAGCGACGCGAACTACCAGGAGACCACGCGCAACATCGGCGGTGTCTCCGTGTCCACGATCATCACCGACTTCGGTGAGCTGAACGTCATGCTCAACCGGTACATGCCCAACTCCACCATCTCGGTGGTGTCGCTGGAGCAGTGCGCCCCGCGGTTCCTCCTCGTGCCGGGCAAGGGCTTCCTGTTCATCGAGCCGCTCGCCAAGACCGGCGCCTCGGAGCGGGCGCAGATCTACGGCGAGGTCGGCCTGAAGTACGGCAACGAGAAGGCCCACGGCAAGATCACCGGCCTCGCGTCCGGGCCCGCCACCGGGGGCGGTGCCTGATGGTCCAGCTCCTGAGCGAGACGTATCCGCAGCTGTGGCTGCCCACCCTCCGCATCAAGTTCCGTGACGGGCACGCCGAGGTGGGAGAGGAGACCGCCGAGCGGATCCTCGCCCGGGGCATCGACGGCGTACGCCTGGCCCCGAGCACGGTGCCGGACGACGCCGGCAGCGAGCAGGGGGCGCCCGCGCCCGACGACGAAGGGGGGAGCGGCGAGGATCCCGGCCCCGAGCCGGCCGAGCCGGACCACGAGGGAGAGCCGGATCCCTCGCCGCCGTCCGGCGATGGGGGCGGCCCGGGCCGCCCAGGGCCTCGCGATTCCAAGGAGTCGTGGCTCGCCTACGCCGACCACCAGGACCCGGGCGACCACACCGCCATGACCAAGGCGCAGTTGATCGCCACGTACGGGGGGTGACATGGATCCGCTCGCCACCCCGGCCGATCTCGAAGCCCGGCTCGGCCGCCAGCTCATCGAGGAGGAGAGCGCCCGATCGGCCGCCCTGCTGGCGGACGCCTCCGCCCTGGTGCGGGACTTCACCCGCCGCCACTTCACCCCGGTCACCGACGACGTGATCGTGCTGCGGCCCGTCGGCGTGCAGTTGCGCCTGCCGCAGCGCCCCGTCACCGCGGTGAGCGCGGTCAAGGCCGTACGAGGGGACGGGGTGGCGACGGCCGGTATGACGGGGTGGGTGTGGGACGGGATCGACAAGGTCGACCTGTCGGGCGCCGCGTACGGCATCGATGGCACACGCCTCGATACGTGGGGCCGCGGATCGCCGGACACTTACCAGGTCACCTATTCGCACGGCGTGCTGCCGGTGCCCGAAGCGGTGGTCGCCACGGTGTGCGCGATGGTGCTGCGTACGCTGCTGGCGCCGTCGATGTCGTCAGGGGTGGCGGGCGAGCGGATCGGCCAGTACTCGTACCAGATCCAGCCCGGCACGTCCGCGACCGGCGCCACCGTCACTCTGTCCGGCGCCGACGAGAAGGCGCTGGCCCGGTGGGGGCCGCGCCGCTTCGGCACGATTCAGCTGCGGGTCGGGTGAGCGCCGGTGAGGACCCGTTTCGGCGCGCACACCATCACTATCCTGCGACCGCCTCCGGCCGACCAGTTCGGCGACCCGACCGGGCCGCCGGCCGAACGTGAGGTGTCCGGCGCGTTCATGCAGCCCGTCACCACCACCGAGCGCCTGGACGGCCGCGACACTGTGGTGAGCGGCTGGCAGGTGTTCCTGCCGCCGTCCACTGATATCCGCGCCACCGACCAGGTCCGGTGGCGGGATGACCTCTATGAGGTCGACGGCGACCCGCAGCCCCAGGACGACCTGGCCGGCCGCACTCGGCATCTCGAAGTGCGGCTGCGCCGCGTCACCGGCTGACACACCAGGGAGGCGACATGGGTGACCTCGCGCCCTACCCGGACCTCGAGTACCTCCTCGTCCAGGCCCTCGCCGTCCCCGCTCTCCCCGCGGCGGTCACGGTCTATCCGCCGGATCTGGAGCAGCGTCTGCCCATGGTGCGCGTCGTGCGCCTCGGCGGCGCCGACGACGGCCGTACGGACGCGGCCCGTATCGAGATCGAGACGGCGGCCGCGACCCGCGCGCAGGCGTGGGAGATCGCCCGCAGTGTCCAGCAGCTTCTGCTGTCGGGGCCGTTGCTCGTCCCCGGGGCCGGACTGATCGACCGCGCGGTGACCGAGGACGGACCCCACGGGGTTCTCCACGACAACCCGGCGGTGCGCTGCGTGGCCGCGACCTACCGCGTCTCCGCCCGCCGCTTCACCTAGGCCCGCCCGGCCCACCGCCCCGCTGCCTGCGGGGCCTCGCCACGAGTCCCCGCAGGAAAGGGGTGTACAGGCATGCCCGCATGGGAGTCCCTGAAGAACCACCAGAATCAGCTGATCCGCAAGCAGCTGGAAGGGTCGACGTTCATCGCGCCGTCCACCAGCCAGGCGATCACGGCGCTGACCGGGCCGGACATGGCGCTCCTGGCGCTGCCGGACGGCTACGCCGACCTCGGGTGGATGTCGGACGACGGAGCCCAGTACTCCGCCGACGTCTCCACCTCGGACGTCACCAGCTGGGGGGCGGTCGAGCCGACCCGCCGCGACATCACCTCGGATGTCACCACGCTGCAGGTCAACCTGCAGGAGACCAACAAGCAGACCATCGGCCTGTACACCGGTGTCGACATGTCCGCCGTGGTGCCCGATGCCGCGTCCGGTGAGGTCGCGGTGGCCAAGCCGGACCGGCCACCGCTGCGCTACTGGCGCGTGCTGACCATCGGCGTCGACCTGTCCGACGGCGGCGAGATCTACACCGCCCGCTTCCTGCCGCGCGCGTCCGTGACGGACAAGGACGGCCAGTCCTTCAACAACCAGGACGACCCCACCACCTGGCCGGTGACCCTGACCGGCTACATGGACTCCACCCTCGGCTACAGCGAGCGGTTCTTCTTCGCCGGGCCGGGCTGGTCGGCGCTGCTGTCCGCGATGGGCTTCTGATCTCCGTGACGGCCGGGCCGGGCGGGCGCCGGCCGTCACGGACACCCCGGCCCGCCTGCCCCCTACCGCGAGGGAGACCCGCGATGTCCCACGATGACCAGGCCCCGGCCGAGATCGTGTTCGTGGCGCCCGGTGGCGCCACGCAGAGTGTCCAGTCCCCGGTTGCACAGGTCAGGCTGCGCGCGGCGGGATGGCGGCCGCGCACCGAGCTGGAGGCGCTCGCCGCGCGGCAGGACCCCACGGCCCGGGCCCACCTCGCACGAGCCGCCGCCTACCAGCAGCGGCGCGACGCCGAACAGGCCGAGCGCGAAGCCAGGTTCGGCGTTTCCGCCCCCGTCGCCGACAGCACCCGGCGGATCGTGCCTGCCCCCGGCGACGACAACCACGCCGCGGCGGCCGCCGACGAGGACGACGCCCGCCCGCCGCGCGGCCGTAAGTCCACGTAGCCGAGAGCCCATGGACCTTGACGCCCTCGAGCGTGAAGGCGGCCGGAGCGCGGGCCCGTTCACCGTGCGCCACGGCGGCCGGACTTACACGCTGGCTGATCCGTGCGATCTTCACTGGCGAACGATCGCCCGCCTGGGCGCGGACGTCGACCACGACACCCGTGTGCTGCTCGGCGACCAGGCGGACATGTTCCGGTGCACGCCCATGCCCGCCTGGAAGATGACCCGCATGGTCGCCGCGTGGCGCGAGCACCACGGCCTGGGCAACCCCGACCGGCTCCTCTCCCTCCTCGACCGGTACAGCGAGGCGATCGACGCCGACCTGGCCGACCGGGGATGGGACCTCGCCCAGCTGTGGGCCCGGCGGCGCTGGCGGTTCATCCTCAACATCGTGGAGCATCTGCCGTCCGCATCGCACACGCTCACCGCGATGGCCGACGACGACGAGCTGGCCGCACAGATACCCGAGCCGGAGCCCGGGCCCCCGCCGCTGGCCGGGTGGTCCCCGGAGATCGCCACGCTCACGCTGATCGCTGACCGGCTCGGCGAGGTCGTCACCGCGATCCACAACACCACCGCGAAGAAGCCGGGAAAGCCGCCTCCGCCGCTGCCTCGCCCGCAGACCGCCCACGACCGGCTCGCCCGGCGGCGCCGCCGGGCGAGCCACCAGCTCATCAAGGACCGGCTGCTGGAGGCATCCACACGGGGCCGCCCCACCATGGCCGCGGCCCCGGCTGCCGACGCCCGGCACGCCGCACACCGCACACACACGAACACGAGAGGCTGACCCATGTTCATCAGCTTCCGGCTCGACCACCGTGGTCTGGCCGACCTCCTGAAACACGAGGCGATGGGCCGCGCGGTCGACACCGCGGCCCAGGCCGTCGCCCAGGGCGCACGCTCCCGCCTCCCTGATGCCACCGTCACGGTCGCCTCCCAGGTCACCGACCGACACCGGGCCACCGTGATGGTCCAGGACCGCCGTGCCGACGGCCGCGCCGAGCTGATCGGCGCGGCGCGCGCCGCCGGGCTCCAGGTCCACGAACACCGCTGACCCCAGCACCCGCCCATGCAGAAAGGCCCGCCCATGACCACCACCAAGCGTCGTCCCGACGACCAGCCGTTCGACTTCAACCTCGACGCAGCCCAGCCCGACGCCGAACTGACCCCCTGGGTCGTCCAGTGGAACTCGCGCCGTTGGACCTTCGCGCACATGCAGTCGCTCGACTGCTGGGAGCTGCTGGCCTCCGCCCGCAAGGGGGAGGTCGGCGCGATGCTCGGCTCCTTCCAGACCGGAATGGGCAAGGCCGAGTTCGCAGAGTTCGAGAAGATCCCGCTGCCCCAGTACAAGCTGAAGGCCCTGTTCAAGGGCTGGCTGGAGCACTGCGGCCTGGACGAGGACGGCAACCCGCTCCCCTCCTGAACCACCAGCAGCACCCCGGCCCCTCAACTGAACAGCGGCCACCGCGCCGTCACCCGACCTGAACACAAGGAGGTGGCGGCGTGGCGACTGCTGGATACGGGGTCCTGCAGATCATCCCCTCGATGCGCGGCATCGAGGGCGCGATCCGCCGGCAGCTCGGCGCCCCCGCCGTACGCAGCGCGGCGACGGCGGCGGGCCGCGACGTCGGCGGCCGGTTCTCCGACGGCCTGTCCGCCGGCGGCAAGGCCGTCAAGGACACCGGCGCCAAACTCACCAGCTTCGTGACCGCGCCGATCGCCGCGATCGGCATCGGCGTCATCAAGACCGCCGGCGACTTCCAGAAGTCGATGAACAAGGTCAAAGCCGTGAGCGGCGCGACGGGCGACGAGTTCGAGGCCCTGCGCAACCAGGCCAAGGACCTCGGCGCCACCACCCAGTACTCGGCGGGTGAAGCGGCTGATGCCATGGGCTTTTTGGCTATGGCTGGGTTCAAGACCAAAGACATCATGACCGCGCTGCCCGGCGTGCTGAACCTGGCGGCCGCCGGGAACATCGACCTCGCGCAGGCCGCCGACATCGCCTCCAACGTCCTGTCCGGCTACGCCATGAAGGCCGACGAGATCAGCCGGGTGAACGACGTCATGGCCAGAACTTTCACCAGCTCGAACGTCGACATGACGATGCTCGGCGAGTCGATGAAGTACGTCGCGCCGGTCGCCTCCGCCCTGGGAGTCGAGTTCGAGGAGACCTCGGCGGCCATCGGCCTGCTCGGCAACGCCGGCATCCAGGGGAGCCAGGCCGGTACGACGCTGCGTATGTCGCTGGCCCGGCTGGCCGCGCCCCCCAAGCGCGCGGCCGCCGCCCTGAACAAGCTCGGCATCCAGGTCAAGGACAGCAGCGGCAAGATGCTGCCGCTGGTCGACATCATCGGGCAGTTGGAGAAGGCCGGCGCCGACACGAGCCAGATGATGGCGATCTTCGGGATCGAGGCCGGGCCCGGCATGCAGGCCCTCGTCTCCCAGGGCTCCAAGGCGATGCGCACCCTCACCCAGGACCTGCGCGACTCCGGCGGCACCGCCGAGCACATCGCGACCGTCCAGATGGAAGGCTTCAACGGCGCGCTGATCGGCCTCAAGTCTGCGCTCGAGGGTCTGGCCATCGAAATCGCGGACGCGGGGATCCTCGACTGGGCCACCCAGTTCGCCACCGTCGTCACCGGCCTGGTGCGCCAGGTGTCGGCCGGCTCACCCCAGATCTTCAAGCTCGGCACCGTCGTCGCCCTGGTCGCCGCGATCATCGGCCCGGCCCTGGTCCTGCTCGGGATCGGCCTGACCGGCGCCGGCACCGCGCTCACCTTCCTGCTGTCCCCGGTCGGCGCGCTCATCGGCGCCGCTGTGCTGCTCGGCGGCGCGCTCGCCGCCGCCTACGCCACCAGCCGGCCCTTCCGCGACTTCGTCAACGACCTCGCGGGCCGGGCGCTGCGCGGCCTGATCGACACGTTCCAGGCCGTCAAGGCGGCGGCCCTGGACCAGCTGCTGCCTGCCCTGGCCCGGCTGTGGCAGACGTTCGGCGCGAAGGCCCTGCCGCCCCTGATGGCGCTGGCGACAACGCTGGGCTCCAAGGTGATGCCCGTCCTGCGGGCCCTGGCCGTGGTCATCGTCGGCACCCTCGGCCCCGTCCTCATCGACATCGGCCGCTGGCTCCTGGCCTACGTACTGCCGCCCGCTCTCACCGTCGCAGACGTCGTCGGCGGTGTACTGCTGACCGCCCTCGTCGCCGTCGTCATGGCCGGTATCGGCGTGGTGACGTGGCTGCGGGACATGGGCGTGTGGCTCACGCCGCTCGCGATCCTGATCGGCGGCGTCGCCCTGGCGATGTCCGCGCAGGCCATCGCGACCGGCACTGTGACCGCCGTGTTCGCCCTCTACCGCACAGCGATCCTCCTGGGCACCGCCGTCACCAACGGCTTCGCCGTCGCCCAGGGCACCCTGACCGCGGTGATGGCCCTCAACCCGATCACCCTGATCGTGATCGCGCTGGTCGCCCTCGGAGCCGCGCTCGTCATCGCCTGGAAGCACAGCGACACCTTCCGCGCAATCGTGACGGGTGCCTGGGACGGCATCAAGTCGGCAGTCTCAGCGACCTGGGGATTCCTCCAACTCGTCTTCGACGGCTTCATGACCGGGCTGCGCGCGATCGGCGCCGCCGCGATGTGGCTGTGGAACAACGCCCTCTCGCCGGCGTTCGGGTTCATCGGCATGGCCGCACGGATCCTCGCCACGATCATCGTCGTCGCCCTGGTCCTGCCCGCCGTCGCGGCGTTCAAGGCCGTGGGGGCCATCGCCGCCTGGCTCTGGGGAACAGTCCTGCAGCCGCTTTTCACCAACATCGGCGCGCTCGCCGTGTGGCTGTGGACCACGGCGCTGAAGCCGTCCCTCGACGCCATCGCGAAAGCCTTTGGCGCCATGGGCTCCGCCGCCGTGTGGCTGTGGAACAACGGCATCAAACCGTCCCTCGACTCCATCGCCAGCAAAGCGAAATGGCTGTGGAACAGCGGCGTCAAACCGCCGTTCGACCTTCTGAAGAAGGGCATCACCTCCGTTGGCGACGGCGCCACGTGGCTGTGGAGCAAGGCCGTCAGGCCGTCCCTCGACTCCATCGCCGACAAGGCGAAATGGCTGTGGAACGGCGCCCTGAAAATCTCTTTCGACCTCATCAAGTCCGGAGTGGGCAAGATGGGCGCAGCCTTCGAGAGGGCGAAGGACGCCATCAAACGGGCCTGGGACAAGCTCGAAGGGATCTCCCGGACACCCGTCAAATTCATCATCGGCACCGTCTACAACGGCGGCATCGTCCCCACCTGGAACCGAGTCGCGAAAGCCTTCGGAGCGCCGACGCTCAGTGAGCAGAAACTGCCGGCAGGGTTCGCGCGCGGCGGTCCCGTCTACGGCGCAGGCACCGAGACCTCCGATGACGTACCCGCCTGGCTGTCCCGCGACGAACACGTCTGGGCGGCGAAGGAAGTACGGGGTGCCGGCGGCCACGGCGCGGTCCTGGCGCTGCGGAAGTGGGCGGCGGCCGGCGGCACCGGCGACGCTCCCGGGTTCGCGCAGGGCGGTGGCCTGTTCGGCTGGGTCAAGAACACCGCCTCCAAGGGTCTGGACCTCGCCTCTTCCGGCATCAGCTGGCTGAAGGACGGCATCAAGGCGTCCGCGCAGGCCGGTATGAACGCCCTCGTGAAACCGCTGATCGACAAGATCTCCGGGTCCGCGTCGCTGTACAAGGACATGGTCACGAGAGTCCCGAAGAAGATGCTCACCAGCCTCTTCGACTTCTCCGGCAAGGCCGACACCGCGCTGGAGAAGGCGGGGATCGGGGGGAAGGGCTTCAGGGCCGGCCTCGCCTGGGCCCGCACCCAGGCCGGGAAAAAATACCAGTGGGGCGGCAACGGCAACCCCAGCTGGGACTGCTCCGGTCTGGTCTCCGCAATCGAGTCCGTCATCCGCGGCGAGAAGCCTCATCGCAGGTGGGCCACCGGCGCGTTCTCCGGGGCAACGGCACCGCCCGGCTGGGTCCTCGGCGCCAAGTCCCCGTACATGATCGGCATCACCAACCGGGGCGTCGGCCACACCGCCGGAACGATCAACGGCACCAACGTCGAAAGCCGAGGCGGCGACGGCGTGGTCATCGGCAGCAGGGCCCGCAGCTACATGGACCCGCTGTTCACCCACCGGTACGCGCTGAAGACCTACGACAACGGCGGCCAGCTCCCGCCCGGCTACAGCACCGTCTACAACGGCACCCGCCGACCCGAGCGGGTCCTGACCGACCGGCAGTGGGACGCCCTGTCCACCGCAGCCCACAGCGGCACCGGCGGAGACACCCACTACACGATCAACGCCCGTACGGCCGACTTCACCGTGCGGCAGCTCGACACCCTCCAGCGCCAGCAGGAAGCGCGGGCCCGCGTGGGACGCCCCCGATAAGACGGCACGCCCGGCCCGCGCCCGCGCGCCGGGCGTGCCGTAGCCCTGACGACGACGGAGGCGCCCATGCCGCTCATCACCAGCCCGGTTCTCACGCCGCCGCGCCCTCCCCAGCCACCACCCGTACTGCCGGAGATCGGGTTCGCCACCGCCACCTACACCGCGCCGAACGGCGAGGTGTGGCCGTTGAGCGACGACCAGCGGGGATGGTTCACGCTCGCCGACGGCGTCTCCGGGCTCGGTGCGGCGCCCGTGGACCTGACCACGGACGCGCACCCACGCGGCGGCTCCCGGCTGCGGCACGTCCAGCCGCAGTCACGCACCATCGTGTGGCCGCTGCACGTCTACAGCGACAGCACGCACATGGAGTTCGTGACCCGCTGGCGCGCGCTCGCGGCAGCGTTCACGCGGACGCTGCGCGAGGGCCCCGGCGTCCTGGAGATCGCCCGTCCCGACGGCACCCGCCGCCAGATCAAGGTCATCTATCAGGAAGGGTTCGAGGGACGGGGCACACAGGGCTCGGGGATCGTTTCCGACACCGCGGTCCTCACCCTGTACTGCGAAGATCCCTACTGGGTCGACCCGGTCGGGGTCACCGTGCACCGTGAACACGCCGTCGGCAGCAGCTTCTTCGAGCCCTACCCGACGATCTCCAGCGGCCAGGTCCTCGGCGCCACCACCATCGACAACCCCGGCGACGTCCTCGTATGGCCCACCTGGGTCATCACCGGACCCGCCGCGTCGATCACCTTCACCCACACCCATACCGGCCAGGCGTTCACCCTCAACCCCAGCTCCCCGGCGGTAGGCCACGGCAACCTCCAGGCCGGGCAGCGGGTGACGGTCAGCACCGACCCGCCCCGCGTCCGCTACCAGAGCGGCGCGAACTGGATCGGCGCGCTCAACTGGCCCGGCGCACAGCTGTGGCCGCTGCGCCCGGGCGCGAATCCGGTGACCTTCCAGCTCAACGGATCCGGCCCCGGATCAGCGGTCGACCTGGTGTTCAACCCGCGCTACGAAACGGCCTGACATGACACTCGAACTTCTCGTCACCGACCGGAACATGGTCATCCAGGGCGACCCGATCGACGGCTGGACCAGCCTCGACTGCACGCGCCGCTTCAACGAACCGGCCTCCGGCACAGTGGAACTGCCGGCCCGGCCCGAGGTGATGGCCCAGCTGCAGCCCGGCACCCGGATCATCGTGATCCGCGACGGCGCGATCTGGATGGCCGGCCCTCTCGAGATCCCGCAGGACTTCATCTGGTCGATCAGCGACGAGGGACAGCCCGACCCCGGGAAAGTCAGCGTCGCGTTCACCGACGACCTGGCCGTGCCCGCCGGATACCTCACCTGGCCGCTGCCCGCCAGCGCCTGGTCCGCGCAACCGGCGTCCGCGTCCCGGGAGATCGCCACCGCCAACGCGGAGACGATCATCCGGACCCTGGTCAACGAACAGTGCGGGCCCGGCGCCCAGAGCGCCCGGCGCATCCCGCACTTCGCGCTCGCGCCACCGGCCGGAGTCGGCGCGACCACCACCCTCAGCACGCGCTTCGAGGGCCTCCTCGCCGCCTGCCGCCGCGTTGCCCTCAACGGCGGCAACCTGGGCTTCCGCACCCGCCAGGACGCCGCCCAGATCCTGTTCGACGTCTACGCCCCGGCCGACAAGACCGCCACAGCCCGCTTCTCCGCCGGCCTCGGCAACCTCCGATCCGTTGGCTTCAAAATGTCCGCGCCGACCGTCACCCACGCCCTCGTGTCCGGAAACGAAGTCGACCCCCCAGCGTCCCGCGCCTTCGTCCAGGCCGCCGACGCCGCGGCGGCCGCCGCCTGGTGGCGCGTCGAGCAGCACGTGGACGGCGGCGGCGACAACGACACCACCGGCGAACTCACCGTCGCCGGACGCACCGCGCTCGCCGAAGGATCGGCGCCGGTCGAACTGTCCACCACCACCGTCGACACCCCCGACCTGATGGCGGGCCGGGACTTCGACCTCGGCGACCGCGTCACCGTCGAACTGCCCACCGGACTGGAGGTCACCGACATCGTCCGCAACATCCACCTGCAGGCCACCCCGACCTCCGGCGAATACGTCAGCACCCTGATCGGCTCACCGGAATCGAGCACCGACCCGCAGACCGTACGGCTCATCCGCGATCTGAGCCGCAGGCTCGGCCGACTGGAAGCGAGGTAACCCCGTGGCGCAGGACTCCTGGCCCTCCCCGGCCCACAACGACCGCGTCGTCACCGACACCGAATACGAGCGCATCGCCGCCCGCTTCTCCGACGACGGACTGTGGGGCAACCCCACCGACCCGGCAGCCCTCACCACCTCCACCGGCCTCCAGGTCACCCTGCGCGCCGACCTGTGGGCCAGCGTCCGCGGCCACGCCTGGACCTCCGGCACCACCGCCGTAACCCTGCCCGTCCCCGCGAACACCAGCGGCTCCACCCGCACCGACCGCGTCGTACTACGCCTGGACCGCTCCACCTGGACCGTCCGGGCCGTGATCAAGCAGGGCACCCCCGGCGCCGGCGCCCCCGCCCTCACCCAGGACCAGAGCGGCACCGGGGTCTACGAGATCCTCCTCGCCGGAGTCACCGTGCCCGCCGGCGCCAGCAGCGTCCAGGTCATCCGCGGCGAACTGTATGTCGGCACCCGGATCCGGCCCGTCACCTCCGGCCACCCCAACCCGACGCCCGCCCTCGGCGAAATCCACTACGAGACCGACAGCGGCCGCCTGCGCTTCTACGACGGCAGCCAACGCCGCACCCTCTACGACGACAGCGGCACCGTCACCGTCGACGGCACCGCCGCGCCCTGGACCGTCGGCACCGCCTCCGTCCTGGAAATGCGCTCCGGCAACGTCCACTTCCGCGTCGGATCCTTCACCCGCACCGCCGGCGGATCACTCGCCAGCGGCGAGGAATCACGACTGCCCGTCCTGATCCCCGCCGCCTACCGCCACCGCAACCGCGACCAGTACGTCATCCTCTACTGCACCGGCCCCCGCATCGCCCGCGCCACCCTCTACTCCGCCAACCACACCCGCGCCGGACAGCTCTGGCTCACCCAGCACCCCGGCATCACCACCGGCCAGAACATCCTGGGCCAGGGCATGAGCTGGGTGGTGGACTGATGGCACGCCAGACCTTCGGAGACGGCATCGCCGACTTCGTCGTCCAGCCCACCGACGGCCTGTGGGGCGTCGCCGCCGGCACCACCGTCACCTTCTGGAACTCCAGCACCGACGGCGAGCAGTACACCGACCTCCTCGACCCCGACGGCACCCCCGTCACCGCCGTCACCAGCGACGACTACGGGGCACTACCGTCAGTCCAGGGACCCGAGGGGATCCTCGGCATGTGGGCGGACGCCGGCGGCGGACGCCGCGCCTGGCTCTACGCCCAGAGCGGCGGCCGGGGTCTCCCCGGAGACCCCGGCGCCCACTGGTACTTCGGCACCGGCGAGCCGGAAGACAGCGACCTCACCCCCGTAGCAGGGGACCTGTACGTCGACACCAGCAACGGCAACCTGTACTCCTACACCGGCACCGAGTGGCTGTACCAGACCGGACTGCGAGGCCCCGAGGGGCCGGCCGGAACCGGCAACGTGGAGTCGGTCAACGGCAAGACCGGCGACATCGTCCTGACCGCCACCGATGTGGGAGCCATTCCGGCAGCATCCAAAGGCGCAGCGGGAGGTGTCCCCGACCTCGACCCCACCGGCAAGGTCCCCGCCGAGCAGCTGCCGGCACCCCCCGCTGTCCCGGGGATTTGGCTTCCCAGCGACTACGGGCTGGCCGGGTGGGCCTACGACCTCCACGCCGCTTCCCGCACCCCTGGCGACATGCCGGGCCAGGCACAACGGCTGTACCTGATCGGCGTCCCGCTGCGCACCGCGAAAACGGTGTCGCAGGTGGCGATCCATGTCATGGGCTACGACCAGTCGGCCAGCACGACCACGAACGTTCGTTTCGGGATCTACGACGCCAGCTTCGCGCTCAGGGCGTCCTCGGCCGGTGACCAGAAAGCGCAGCTGCCGGCGGTCCACAACATCGGCGGGCAGATGGTGAAACTCAACCTGTCCACAGGGGTGAGCCTCTCAGCGGGCCTGTACTACGTGGCGATCCTGGTGAAGGTCTCGGCAACGACGGCAACGCCCTATCTGGCGGCCACGAACTGGGGCGCAACCTCCACCACCTCCGGTGCCGTCGCCGTGTCCACGGGCGGTGTGCACAGGTGGCTGCAGTCCTCCGCCACGAACCTGACGGCCCTGCCCGCCTCCGGCACACTGACCGCCGCGTCGTTCACGGAAGCCACGACCTGCTACTGGGCGGGCATCGTCTGAACCAGAGTGCGACCCCGCGCTCAGCCCCGCACACCCCACCCAGCCCCGCGCCGACCGGCCGGGGCTCTTCTCGTGCCCCGGGAGGGCCGATGCCGTACGACCTCGATCTCGATCTCGAGAACCGCTTCACCTACCACCCGCCCGTCGGCGACCAGGACGAATCCTACGAGCAGATCCGCGCCGGCGGCCTCGCCCTCGCGCAGCTGCTCGCCGACCTGTGCCCTTCCTCGCCGGAGCTGACGCGCGCGGTGAACGCGGTCGACGAGGCCGTGATGCTCGCCAACGCCGCCGTCGCGCGGCACGTCCGGGAGGGCTGACATGTCCGTCGACCGCGCCCCGATCTGGGACCACCCCGACCTTCTGGTCGACCCGCTCGCCCACCGCCTCCCGAACAGGTTCTTCGGGCTGCCGGACCCGCCCATGCCGCCGCCGCCCGAGCCGATCCCTGCCGCGCTGCGCGGCCCCAACTGGACACCGGAGGACTGACCCTATGCCTGATCTGAAGATCATTTCCCGAGCGGAGTGGGGAGCGCGTCCCTGGGCCGGTACCCCGGCCAGCGTCCCTCTCGGGAGCCGCAGCGAGTTCTTCGTCCACTACGACGGCGCCACCCCCATCACCCGTACCGGGTACGCGATCCCCCGCGCCATCGAGGCCGAGCACCTGGGCAACGGCTGGTCGGGCGTCGGCTACAACTGGGTGGTCGACCAGGCCGGCACCATCTACGAGGGCCGCGGGTGGGATCTGCAGGGCGCGCACTGCCCCGGCCACAACGTCACCGGGCTCTCCGTGCAGATAGCTGTCGGCGGCGACCAGGAGCCCACCGCGGCCGCGCTCGCGGCAGCGCGCGCCCTGTACGACGAGGCGTGCCGCCGGACCGGCCGGACCCTGGCCAAGAAGGGCCACCGGGACGGCATCGCGACTCTGTGCCCCGGGGCGCGGCTGTACGCCTGGGTGCGGGCGGGGATGCCCGCGACGGGATACACGCCGGCGCCGGACCCAGGCGGCGCGCTCCCCGGAGGCGGTAGCGCTGGGGTGGCCCGCTACCAGGTCACCATCGGCGGCCTCGCCTACGGATACGGCGCGAAGGGCGACCACGTGACCAAGGTCGGCCGCGCCCTGGTCGCGAAGGGGTTCGGGAAGCACTACGCCGATGGCCCCGGCCCGACCTGGTCGGATGCCGACACCGAGAACTACGCCGACTACCAGCGGTCGTTGGGATACAGCGGGTCGGACGCCGACGGCGTGCCGGGGGAAACGACTCTGCGGAAGCTGCTCGGCACCCTGCCCGCCCCGCCCGCGACGAGCACCCCGCCAGCGTTCCCCGGCCGCCAGTACTTCAAGGCGGGCGCCGACAACCGGTTCGTCACCCAGCTCGGTCAGCAGCTCGTCAAGAAGGGCTACGGCCGCTACTACGCCCAGGGCCCCGGCCCGAGGTGGTCCGAGAACGACCGGAAGAACGTCGCCTCGTTCCAGCGGGCGCAGGGCTGGAGCGGCGGCGACGCGGACGGATACCCCGGCCCGGAGACCTGGCGACGCCTCTTCTCCTGAGAACACCAGTCCCGCCAGCGCACGAACGAAGGGCCGCACCCACCCCGGTGCGGCCCTTCGACATTCCATCCACCTGAAAGAACTGGAACGCCATGGACATCATGCCATTCGACGTCGCGGGGACACAGATCCGCTTCGGCGTCACCGACGACGACCGGCCCTACGCGGTCGCCTCCGACTACGCCAAGGCCCTCGGATACCGCGACGCGAGCGACGCTGTGAGGCTGCTCGACTCCGACGAGGTTGGTACGCAGATTGTGCGGGTCAACCTCTCCGACGGGCGCGAGCAGAACCGCGCGATGAAAGTGATCTTCGAAGACGGGCTGTAGGAGCTGATCTTCCGCAGCAGCCTCCCCGGGGCGAAAGCCGTCAAGGCCCAGGTGAAGGCGATCCTCCGGGAGATCCGCCGCACCGGCCGCTACCAGCCGGCCCCGGTCCTGGACGATCCGCTGCTCGCCCTCGAGGAGATGGTCACCCGCACCGCCCAGGCGATCGAGATCGCCAAGAGGGAACGGGTCCGCGCCGACGACGCCGAGCACCGCGTCGCCGCACTCGAACCCGCCGCCGGCGCATGGGAAACCCTGGCTTCCGCCGCCGGGGACTTCTCCGTACGGGAGGCAGCGCACATCCTGGGCCGCGACCCCCACATCGACACCGGCGAACGCCGCCTCTTCGCCGTGCTGCGCGGCAACGGACTCATCGACAAGCACGACCGCCCCTACCAGCGGCACGCCGCGCACGTACGGCTGCGCCCCCGCTCGTACACCAACCCGGCCACCGGCCAGGAGACCGCAGCCGCCCCGCAGGTACGGATCACGACGGAGGGCCTGGCCTATCTCCACCGGCGCCTGGGCGGCGGCGTCAACGTCCACCGCCTCATCGCCGAAGACCAGCTGACCCTCCCCGGCTGACCACGCCCCGAACTGCACCACCCCCGGTCTGAGTCCCCTGGTCGTTTCATGACCACGGGACTCAGGCCAGAGCTTTGACCTGCAACGATGAAAGGAAACCGTGATGACAGCAGCGTTCTGGAAGGCAACCGGAGAGAGGATGGCCCGCACGTTCGCCCAGGCCGTCCTGGCGCTCCTCGGCGGTGATGGCCTGGGCCTGGTCGACCTCGACTGGGGCGCCGCGCTCTCCGTCGGCGGGCTGGCCGCCGTCGCCGCGCTCCTCACCGCCATCGTCACCTCCGGCGGCACGGAAGGCCCCGGCGTGATGGAGACCGTGGCGACCGCAGACACACCGCGCGGCCCCCGGAGCATCTGATGCGGGCCGCGCCAGCACGGCTCTGGGCGCATCTGGGCTGGCGCGGCCTCGCCCTCGCCGGGACCGGCGCCCTGTGGGTCTGGTACGGCGTCGGGCTGTTGTCGACGGACCGGGACGGCGTCGTCGCCGGTACCGCACCCGTGACACGGGTGATGTGCCTGGAGGCGTGGGCGGGCGTCTGGATCACGTGCGGCGTGCTCGCCACCGTGGCCGGCATGCTGAGGCCCGGCCGGGACATGTGGGGATTCGCGGCCGTCGCCCTGCCGCTGATCGTGTGGGGGCTGGCGTTCGCCGCGGCCGCCGCGACGGGCGCCTACACCGCGGCGTGGGCCACGGTCCCGCTGTACGCCGCACCGCTGCTCCTGCTGACCATCGTGGCCGCGCTGACGGGGGGTCGCAGGCGCATCTGCAGGTGTGAGAGAGGAGCGTCGGATGGACAGTGAGGGCACCGTGCTCGGGGTGATCATCGCGGTGGTGGGCGTTATCGGGGCGGTGCTGGTGGCCCGAGTCTCCACCCCGCGCCCGGCGGCTGGCGCCCCCGAGGACGACGCCGACGCCGACGAGCTGCGCGTCAGCCCTGAGATCTGGCGCCGGTTCGAGGTCCTGGAGCAGAAGGTCGACCACCTGACCTCGATCGTGGAACACCAGAAGGAGAAGGTCACCGCGCTGGAGCGGCTGCTGCGGATGGCGATGCGCATCGTCCGCCGCGCCAACGTCCGCCTGGTCGCCCGCCAGGAGCCGCCCGAGGAGATCCCCACCGAGTTGATTCCCTACTCGCTCGACTGAACACGCCCCTCCGTCCTTGGCTTCGGCCGGGGGCGGAGGGGCGCTTTCGTCATGTCCGGCGGCGATCAGCCGAGGGCCACCCGTGCGTACGGCTCCCATTCGTACATCTGGTTGTCTCGGTGGATCACGATCAGCTCAGCAGCATTGATGCGAGCGCTTGCTGGCGGGACGTCGGCCGCGTCCAGGGCCGTCGCGATGGTGTCGGCCGGCCCGTCGCTGTTGCTGTACGCCAGCGAGACGTGCGGTCGGAAGCCCGCCGCTTCCTCAGGTACTTCGGGGAGCACGTCTCCGATGGCTGCGCGGATGGCGTCGCGTACCGCGTGGACGGGGTCGTGGGGCTGCACCGGGACGAGGACCGCCTCGGGGTCGAGGATCGGCGCGGCGAGCGTGAGGTCGAACGCGGGCACAGCGGCCAGGCGGCCGCGAGCGGCCTCCACGATGGCGTCGACGTCGGCCTGGTCGACCTCGTTGGTGAAGGCGATGCCCTGCATGGTCAGGTGGAGCCACTGGTCCGGAACCAGGTCCAGCCCGTCGGCGCCCGCGAGGGCAGCGCGGTACTGAGCCGCGAACCGGTGCACGTCCGCCTGTCCGTCGAACACCAGGTGCCAGGTGTAGAAGCGTCGGCTGATACCCCAGGCGGGTCGCCACCACCAGTGGTTGCTCGTGTGCTCAGGAGTCATGACCCGAGATCCAATCAGCCAACGCCCTCTCCTGACGAGAGTGCCAGGTGCCGCGGGGCCGAGTCTGCGCACCATTCGGTGATGCTGCGCCTGGCCGTGGTCGTGGCGCGCGAGGTTCCCGCCGGACCGTGTGCCATGGTCGCCGCCAGCTCGCGCATCCGCTGCGTCACGGGGCCCATCCGCCGTTCCGCGGGCATGGCGAGTACGGGCATCAGGGCGGACATCACGCCGTCCGGTTCACCGCAGTCGATGAGAGCCCCGGCTTGCGCGATGTGGATCTGGGCTTCGGTGCCGTAGGCCCGGACCGGCTGCGTCGCCAGCAGAGCCAGTGCGGTTTCTGTCGCGCGCAGGGCGTCGTGCGGCTGGCCGATGCGGAGGCGTACCGCCGACACATAGTTCTCCTGGCGGGCCTGCGGGCACGAGAAGAGGCCGCCGATGTCGTCCTCGCCGCCGATGTTCTCCCGGGCGCGCTCTGCCCTCGCGAGGGCCGCTCCGGCTTCGTCAGCCGCCCCCAGGACCGACCAGGCGTCCGCCTCCTGACAGGCCAGCAGCGCCCCGACTGTGCCGCCCACAGAGACGAGGGCACCTCGCCGCGCGTGTGTCACCGCGTCTCGGAGCCGCCCGTCCCAGAGCGCGACTTTCGACCGGGTTGAGCACACCCAGGCGCGCAGCCCGTCATGGCCAGCGTTCTCCGCGCACAGCCACGCCGTACGCCCGTGGGTGTCGGCGGCGCGCAAGTTGCCCAGGTCGGAGGTCATCCAGGCGAGGAGCCCGCACAGGTACCCGGCCGCGACATACAGGTCGGCGGACTGGCGCGGCGGCTGATGGCCCTCGAGGAGCGCGAAGACACGGTCGCGCAGTTGTCGTGTGCGGCCGAAGAGAGCCAGCGCGTCACCGGTCAAGTAGTCCCAGGCGAGGGTCCGTACGTCGGCTAGCAGCTGCTCCAGCGCGATCGCCCCCACGTTGGTCGCCTCCGCCCACTGCGCCCAGGTCGCAGACTCTGCGGCGGCGGAAAGTACCGGGTCTGGGTCATACGGAGGTACAACGGCAACGAGCAAGGGCGCGGAGGGCTGTTCGGGAGCACGGTGCCGAAGGACTCGCAGGTCGTTCTCCGGCAGCATGCGCCGATCCTCGATGTCGAGGATGGCCTCGGCATCACAGCCGTACACCGCGGCCAGGGCGACGAGTACCTGAAGCGTGGGCCGGCGGCTGGACGGGCCTGGCCACTTCTCCCACTTCCCAACGAGGGAGGCGTCCGCAGCAACGGCTGGCCCCGGGCGCGAGGAGACACGCTCGGCAGTCTCCTGGAGAGTCCACCCGAGGGCATGGCGCCACGCCTCACGGGGACGCACTCGGAGGCGAACTCTCATCTCGGTGGCGATCTGGTCGGTGGTGCATCCGGCTGCGGTCATCTCGTGGCGCAGCGCGTCCCGGTCCGCTTTGGACCCGGCTTTGGGTGGTGGCGTCATCGCTCTCCCTCAGTGCGGCGGGATGCGCTCACGGTAGCCACCCGGGCGGGCGCTGAGGAGCGGATCCGCCTCGCCCGAAGGCCCACATCTGTCCAACCGATCGCCCGGAGAGCTGCGTTCTCGCAGATCAGGGCCTGTCGTACGAGCCACGGAATTTGGACACCGGCGCCCTCGTGTGCGGCGACCGGCCTTGACACCGTTATGGCACCACACCGGAGGACAGGGGCCATCGTGAGAACAGCCCAGACGGATATCCAGGAAACCCTTGCCGAGGCCGCCACGCTCGTCGGACTGCGCGCCGGCGAGGGCGAACTCGCCGAGGCCGCCGGTGCGCTCCGAGCGCACATCGAGGCGATGCTGCCCGCGGCAGAGGAGCACGCCGCCACCCTGTGGCGCGGCAGCCCGGAGTGGTACCGGCTCCGATCCACGCTGGACTCCATCCAGCGCGAGATCGCGTCCGCGCCGCCCCCGACGGCGCTCTCCGGCCACGTGCGCGTCGAGCTGCTGCGCCGGTCGTGCGCATGGCTCCTGGAGCACCACGGGCCCGGCGGCGCGCGAGAGGGGTCCTGAGATGTTCTGCGCTCGCTGCGACGAGCCGATCCTCCCTGGGCAGCCGTACCAGACCTCGGCCGTAGAGACAGGGTCCGGCGCCGCGCCTCCCGTACACCGGCACACGGACTGCGCGCGGCCGGGCCCGGTCACCCGGCCGCGCGACTACCAGCTACCGCGCCGCTGACGGCACCCACTTACCGCCCCGGCCGGTCGTCTTCCCCCGTGGACACCGGCCGGGGCTCCTCCCCTCCCAGATCAGGAGCAGCACGTGAAGAGAACGACACGACGCGCGGTCGCCGATATCGGCTGGGGCCTCGGAGCGATGGTGTGCTGCGGCCTCATCGTGCTCGGGCTGGTCCTGGCGGTCCGTACCCCGTGACGGACGAAGACCAGGGACAGCGGCGCGTGATGGTGGCGCTGATCAGCATGGGGCTCACGTTCCTCGCGTGCCTGGCGGCTGCGACTGCCGTCGCCATCGTGGTGACCATCGCCGCCATCTGATCGCGGCCTGTCTACCGCCCCGGCCGGTCCGCGTCCCCAGCTACCGGCCGGGGCTCCACGTCAGGCACCAGCCGCGACAGCGGCACCTGCAGCGCACTCGCGATCAGCAGAAGGTCGGCGTAGCGCGGGTCGCGCAGGCCGACCTCGTAGCGCTGGATTGTGCGCCGCTCCACTCCCGCCAGATCGCCCAGTGCCTCCTGGGACAGCCCGGCCTCTGCGCGCGAGATGGCGATGCGGTGGCCGAGTGCTGCGCTCTCGGCGATGACCCAGGCGGGGCGTGGCATACGGCGGTCTGGCACTCGACAAACGCTCTGGCGCTATCGATCATGAGTCAGTACCCAAACCGTCGCCAATGCATCACGAAATTGATCTTGATTGGGCGAGTGGGAACGATGGCGAACTGGCGTACGCGCACACCACAACGTCCCGTGATCGACACACGGACCGGCAGGGTGGGCATCCGGCTCTCCCCGTGCCAGCAGATGGTCCAGCTGAGGTCCATCGCTGACGGCGTGGAGTGGCGCGCCCCCGCGTCCGCGGTGCGGCTGGCAACGCCGGCGGAAATCAAGTCGGCTCTGGCGTCACGGCCGGAGTGATCAGAGGTGCTGTTCACGCCCCCACCAGGCCATGACCTGGTAGAGGGATTGAGCGCCGAGGGTGATCTTGATCGCTGAGAGTTCTTTCCCGATCGTGCGGTCCGCCAGGCCGAGTCGACCGCCGGCCTGGGCCTGCGACGCGCCGGTGGCGAGTTCGCGCAGGATGGCACTCTGCCGCTCGCTCAGTCCGCTGCTGACTGCGTGCGAGAGGTCCCCCCAGGGTGTCGCCCGGCCCCACAGGAGCAGGTAGACCGAGCGGACCCACATCACTGCGGCGCGGTCGATGAGGTGCCAGCCGCCGCTGCGGTCGTCGGGAGCGATCACGTTGTCGACGAACGCGTGTGTCCCGTCGATGATCATCATGCGGGGGAACGCGTTCTCTGATGCCCGGACGTCGGCGCCGGCCGCTACGATCACGTCCACGTAATTGCGCGTCTGGTCATGCCCCCAGGCGATCACGTTGTAGAGCGATTGGACCGTCAGTCCCCGCTCAAGCGCCCGTCGCGTGCGGTCGACACCGAGGCGCTGTATCTCGGGATCCCGGTCGGCGGGCTCGCCCGGCTGTGCGGTGAGGATCTCGGTCGTCGCGGTGCGCGAGACCTCCCCGATGCGAATGTTCATCGCCTCGCGCGACTCGAGGAGTTCCGAGCCGGGGCCGCCGTACATTCTGTGTCCATCGAAATGGCGCGCCAGTCCCTCGATCGCCGGGATGTGCGCCATGCGCTGCACCGTGCGCGTCAGGTCCGCCTGTGCAGCCGCCATCAGTCTCTGGGCGGCAGCTCGGGGCTCGGCCGCGAGGTAGTGGCCGGATTCACCTGGGTCGGCGCTGATCAGCCCGAGCGCGAGCAGACGATCGACCGGCTGCCCGTCGTGTGGCGCGTCACCTGCGGCGATGGCCCTGTAGGCGTCAAGGTCGCGAGGGCTGAGCGGCAGCCCTTCTGCGTCAAGGCCGTTCACGATTCCCCCAGTTCGCCGCGCGCCCTGCGTCCTCCGCGCCTGCCACGTGCAGATTCTTGCACGTGCCGGTTTCGGTCCCGCCCAGGCCTGGACCTAACTGACCACACATGCAACTCTACTTTGAGTCACATTAGACACACTGGCCCCTCAGTCGGAGGATGAACCGCCATGCGCAGGAATGCCCTTGCCGCGCTCGCCGCACTCACTCTCGCACTTGCCGGCACCGCCGCCCCGATGGCCACTGCGGCAACAGATGAGAGCCCTCGCCCTGCCCCCGTCGCGACGCCCGCAGACCTGGGATGGGGTGCCGCCCTGCCGGACACGACCGTCTCCGACGGTGATCTGGGCTGGGGCTGA